GGCGGCGGTCACCTACTAGGTCATCAGCGTGTAAAGCGTGGATGCCTGCCCGTGCGACCCAATCGCTCATTCGGTAGTTCCAGCCGACCGAGTGGTGCCGTTCATATGTCGGGTGCTTCAGGATCGCCGGGTCAATGCGCGGCTGGTCGGGGTCCATGTGGTAGCCAAGCGAACTAAACTCACGGGCCTCGCGTGCTAAATGTTCGTCATTAGTGACGAGCATACCCCCCTCGCCTAGCGCGAGAATTTTTGACGCCTGGAAACTGTAGGACGTGAAATCGGCACATTCGTCGTGCGGGCGCAGTGTTTGTGCCGCATCGTCAACTATGTTGTCCCAATCCCCATCAAACACGGTATAGTGCAGACCATACAGGGACACGGGAACACCCACCGACCCACCGCCCGTCGTGTCCATCAACCATGTATCGGGGTCAATGTCTACGAACGTCGGAACGCCGCCCGCGTGAAGAACGGCTATCGTGGTGGCTGACATCGTGAGCGGTGGCACGGCTACGGGTTCGCCCCGTTTGACGCCGCACGCAGCGAGCGCCGTGTGTAGCGTGGCGGTTCCGTTTGCCATCGCTATCGCGTACCGAGCCCCTACATAGTCCGCGAACGCTTCCTCAAATGCCGCGACGTGCTTGCCGTTGTCCATCAGAGCCCCTCAAGTGGGTCTATGTATGCTCCTGCCGCGCCTTCTCGTATCATTTCTAGCACCTTCCGCGCCCTTTCGAGATCCTCGGGCGTGTCTACCGTCCACGTTCCCGCTGGTGCTGGTGGCGGGCCTACCGGGAACAGCGCGTGCGTGATGTGTTCGCGCTGGTCGAGATCGTCAATTGTATTGTGCGCCGCCCACAGCGCATCTAACGTAAACGCTTCGCAGCTTGTTTCCACCGGATGCCGTGTGCCGCCGTATGCTACTTCCCGCATTTGGCGAGAGTCCTTAAACGGATCATCCGGCGTTATTCGCACGATGACCGACAGCGGGTGCCACCTATAGGCGTGGGCGCACATATAAAATCGGCCCAGCACGTCAGACTCAGGACCGTCCCACCTGAACACGTTGGTTCGGTGTTCACCCGTGTCCATGTCATCAATTACGTCTACCAACACATCGTTTTCGGATGATGCAGGGATCGCAAAGACAACGTTTTGCGTGCCGAATACTTCGCTTGCTGCGTGCCATGCGTACCAGATCAGCGGATGCTCGCCTAGCATTTTGGTCATCTTCCCCGGCAGGCGCGTAGACCCCATCCGCGCCTGTATGATTGCCAGGGGCGGAACGTTCACAGCGTGTTCACCCAATAGATCGGCGGCGCTATCTGCCGGTGGATCTGGAACCCGTCGCATCCATACACGCCGACGCCTGCGACGTAGATGCGGTTTCCATAGCTGTCGATATCATCAGTCCACAAAAACCTTCGCCAAACAGACGCCGTTGGATCGTTGACGTACAATGCTGCGAGGTCTACCGCATGAATACGCTTCGGACCTGGGCCGCTTACCTCGCCCGCTGTAAACGTTGGAGAAATCCGACGCGGTGAGCCCTGTGTCTGCATAAACGCTTGGCCGTCGAACCAATCTCCCTTATAAAAAAGGTTACTATGTGCGGCGCGTATGCCTTCAAGCGTCATTCCACGCCCTCCCACAACTTCAGGTACGCCAACCCTTCCGCGTAGGTCGCAACGTGGCCCATCTCGCCGTACTGTTGGATTTTCTCGAACTCGCCCGCCATGAGCTCGTACCTAGTTTCCTCGTTCCCGTCAGGCTTGCGAAACCAACTGCCATAAGCAGGCACAATCAACATATGCAGCCTTTCATCCATCCCAGCGTCTAGCAAAGCACGCAAGAACGTCAGGAACAGGCGCGGCGCGTGGTACGGGCTCACGGCAATTAGTATGCGTTCCCATCGGTGACGAATCGCTTGGGTAATTACAAAATCGGCTTGGTCTTTCGTGTGCATAGATTCGGCGTCTTTTGTGATGCGCTTGGGGTCTAGGCCGCGACCGATCAGCGCCCGTGCCAAGTCATCAGCGTGCAGAGCATACGGAGCGACGTCAGTCAGCCCACCCGTCACAATGACCACATCTGCGGCGCGTTGCCGCAAGATCTCCTCTGCTACCTCAACGCGCACCATTCCATCACCAGCGGGCACGATTAGCGCGTCCCCTGGCAATAGCGGTCCGTGGCTGAGTACCATGCAGAAGGCTTCGCGGTCGGTCATGGCGTCCACATTTCAGCGAAGGCGCACAGTCGCTTGAGTTGGCCGACTGTGAGCGATACACCTGCCTCTAGTTCGCTTGGGCAATCGTCAAGCTGAACGTGTACCTCAATGAGTTCGCACCCGTTGGCTATCGCTGCCCTTGGCTCCCGCCAGCTATTTCCGTGGTAGCTGAAGCCTGGGCCAAAGTCTCGGTCATAGCCTTCGGTTTGTGGGTAGCCTTCGGGACAATCCAAAAAGAAGTCAGCGGAGTCGGTGGTCAGGTTCTCGTGCCCGCGCAGGCTCATCAATAACGGTTTGCTAGTGCAGGCCATGTCACCTGCAAACTCGGTCGCGTTATCCAGTGCCGAAATCTTATACGCTGGACAGTCCAGCGATTCCAGCAACCTCATCGACTCGTCACCGAACACGCTGGAAAACCACGGAATACCAAGACTCTCGCAATACGCAACAATATCGGGAAACCAATTGTGCGGCGTTTGCGCTTTCTTGTATAGGTCGCGCATCGTCCAACCTTCGGAGCCCCACGGCTCCGGTGCTGGGCCGCCGCCTCTTAGTATCACGAGCTCGTCGGGCGTGTAGCACTGGAACTTTACAAAGTCCGCACCGGCTTCCGCACACTCGCGGATCAATCGCAAGCACGTCGAAAGTTCGCCGTTGTGGTTGTTGCTGATCTCGGCAACGATCCTGCACGGTTGGTCGGGTCCGATGTCTACGCCTGCAATATTCATGGCAACATCTCCCGCAACTGCTCGACCGTCAGTTGATGCGGGGTTGTGTCGCTGCGGTAGCTGAATCCTTCGGGAACCGGCGCGCCCAGTTCTTGCACATTGTCCTCCCATGTCCTCGCGTGTGGTTCGATTCTGTAGTGTTCGTCGTACTCGTAGGCACTCCTGGCCTCCTCAACACCTATTAATGCTTCGTGCATCTTCTCGCCGGGGCGTGTGCCTACTCTTTGCCAGCCTAGCCCAACAAAGCTGTCGGCGTCTTGCGTGGTCGCTCGCGCCAACGTCATCAGATTAGACGCGCCTACCTTCGGGATGAACACCTCACCGCCGCGCATCTCACGCAGCGCCATTGCGACCAACGCAACGGCGTTATCAATCGTCATCCAAAAGCGCGTCATGTCTGGGTCGGTGACCGACAGCGACTCCCCACGGTCAGCCTGGCCGCGCCAGAAGCCGACAACCGAACCCCGCGAACCAAGCACGTTACCGTATCGGGTTGCAGCATAGCGTGTATCTGTGCCCGCCGCGTATACGTTTGATGCCGTCCATAATCGTTCTGCTGATAGCTTCGTTGTGCCATACATCGTGTTGGGCTCAACGGCTTTGTCGGTCGATAAGAACAGCGCCCGCTTGACGCCTGCCAGCAGTGCCGCCCGCGCTACGACCTGCGTGCCGTAAGTATTCACCGTGAACGCTTCGTGCGGGTTTTCCTCGCAAGTCTCGACGCGCTTCATGGCTGCTGCGTGGATGACGTAATCAATGCCGCGCATCGCGAGCCCAACACGTTCAGGATCAGTTACGGAACCGATGAAGAAGCGCATACGCTTATCGGGGAACTCTACCCGCATCTGCGCTTGCTTGAGCTCATCGCGGCTGAGAACTACCACGCGTCCCGTAGTCGAGTCGGAGAGTAGGTGCCGCACGAAGGCGTGCCCGAATGAGCCGGTGCCGCCTGTGATTAAATAAGTATCAGCCATTGTGAGCGTGCCTCACTGGTAGACGGTGGTTACTGACGGTGCCTGACTTGTATCAAGCACTCTGAACTCCTCCCAAAGAAGGTAGTCGATTGCATCGCAAATGTGATCAAACCCGCTTCGCTTGTCACGCTGGCCGGTCTGTTCCTTATAGGTCAAATTCGACAGCCCCGTGATAAGAGGCTTTGCGTCTGGATGAATCTTCACGCGCCTGCGGCCTTCGTGTTCGTACATCTCCTGCGCGTTGTTCTCCCGGTCTACGACTAGCGGTGCTTTGTGTGGTGCCCTTACATCAAACCCGGCTCGCTGAAGGATCGTGAAGTCTGTCTGCCCAACTGGCGCACTAGACTTCCTCGCCCTTCCTGACGGGTCGGGGCACACGATAATCGACCGGCCTGGGTATCGGCGCAGCAACTCAGCGGTAACTTCTTCGGTATTGGATGACTCAACTTCCAGCGCGTCGAGTATGTGGCACTCA